GAAATGGCAGACGTTATGAAAGAGGCAAGTCTAGGCAAACTGTCAGGCTCTACTAAAACAAGTTATCAACCTTTAGAGAGTGTAAAGATAGTATTAAAACATAAAAAAGCAGTAGACGAAGAAGTAAGAGGTTCACGTAGTAGAAATATACAAAATGTGTTTATACAACGTGGCGATGAAAGATTTAAACTACCTGAGAATAACTTAGCAATGGCTAGAGCGATGGCAAGACATGTTCAACAAGGTGGAGAAGTATATGATAGCATTGGCGAATCAATAATAAACATGGCACAAGATTTAACTAGATTACGTGAGTTTATTGTTTATGTTAGAAGATCCAACATTGTTAATGAAGCAAACGCAGAGTATGTAGACTTAGCAATAGAGAACATCAATAACATTAGAGAAACATTTAAAAAATTACAAGGTGCAAAAACATACGCAACAGCAATTGAATCTATTTCAGCACAAGAAAAAGTTAATCTAGAGGAAGATGATTCCGACATCCAATCTCTATTTACAGAAACACATTTTGATAGCAAAGTTGCAAACGTAATGGATAACTTACGAACACTAAATTTAAAAAAGAAAGCATTTGAATCACACATTATGAAAGCAATACAAAGTGAAAACTTTAGTAATGCAGTTGACATGCTTAAAGAAACAGAATTATTACAGTTTGATAATCCTCATGCCAAATTAGGGCATCAGGTAAGTCAATTAGGCTTCAGTGCAACAGACGAAAGATTAGGTGGTTACTTACGTGACTGCGGTAAACGTCTTAGCAGTGGAGGCAGAATGAGCAATTTTGATTACACAGCAATCAAAAGTTCATTATTAAGTGCAGGCAATACACCTGCTGTACAAGGCAGTCCAATAACTCATATGGAATCATTTGAGAAGTATATGGACCGTTTTTCAGTAGATTTTTAAAAGTATTTAATAAATAAAGTTGTAATTTAAAAATTGTCCTAGGACAATTAGAGAGTTACATTATTGTAATTTTGGTAATTTATTTACAAAAATAGGTTGACAAGATTACATTTTGGCATTAATATAAGAAAGTAATATGAAAATATTACGCACATGGCATACATTATAGGAGAAAACATCATGGCATCTTTAGCAGAAATCAGAGCAAAACTACAATCAATGGAATCAAAACCTGGTAGTTCACCCGCTCAAAGCGACAAAGCAATATACCCTTTTTGGAATATCGACGAAGGAACAAGCACCGTTCTTAGGTTCTTACCTGACTCAGATCCAAACAACACGTTCTTTTGGGTAGAACGACAAATGATCAGACTTACATTCCCAGGAGTGGCTGGCGGAGAACAGAAACCTGTTACCGTCCAAGTTCCTTGCATGGAAATGTGGGGTGATACATGCCCTGTATTGACTGAGGTTCGTCCTTGGTTTAAAGACGCAAGTCTTGAAGATATGGGTAGAAAGTATTGGAAAAAACGTTCATACATTTTCCAAGGCTTTGTAAACGAAAATCCCCTCAACGAAGATTCACCAGAGAATCCAATTAGACGTTTCGTCATTGGGCCTCAAATCTTTAACATTATTAAATCAGCATTGATGGACCCAGAAATGGAAAACCTTCCAACTGATTATGTAGCAGGAACAGATTTCCGTTTATCAAAAACCACTAAAGGTCAATACGCAGATTATTCTACAAGTAAATGGGCAAGGAAAGAAAGTTCACTTACTGAGGAAAACTTAGGCGCAATTGATACTCACGGACTATTTAATCTTAATGATTTTTTACCCGCTAAGCCAGCCGCAGAAGGCGTACAGGCTATTGCAGAAATGTTCCAAGCATCAGTAGATGGGGAGTTATATGATCCTGCTAAATGGGGTCAGTTTTACAAACCCTATGGACTTGACGTTCCTAAAGTATCTGGAACCCAAACACAATCAACGGTTGCACCGGCTCAAACTGCTCCAGCAGTACCACAGCCTGCAACAGAGAGTGTGGCACCTGTAACAGCACCTGCACCAGCAGTAGCAGAAACAACTGCACCAGCAGTAGCAACTGCACCTGTAACAGCACCTGTAACAGCACCTGCAACAGCAGAGGCTAGTGAAGACGTTGGCAAGAAGTCGGCTGATGATATTCTAAATATGATCAGAAACAGACAGTCGTCTTAAGGAGTAAATTATGCAGAAACCTTTTGACCTAACAAAGTTCAGAACTGGAATCACTAAAAGCATATCCGGTATTAGTGCTGGCTTCCATGACCCTAGAGATTGGATCAGCACTGGTAACCACACACTCGACTATTTAATTAGTGGAGACTTTGCAGGGGGTGTACCCCTCGGCAAAGTAACTGTGTTTGCAGGTGAGTCAGGATCTGGTAAATCATTTATATGTTCTGGAAACATTGTAAAAAATGCACAAGATAAAGGATGTCAAGTAGTATTATTTGACTCTGAAAATGCATTGGATGAACAATGGTTACAAGCATTAGATGTTGATACAACACCTGAAAAACTATTAAAAGTAAGTGTTTCAATGATTGACGATGTTGCTAAAGCAATTAGTGAATTTATGAAAGACTACAAAGCAAACTATGGCGACATGGAGTATGATGAAATGCCCAAGTTGTTATTTGTTATTGATAGTTTAGGAATGTTATTAACACCAACAGACGTAGCACAATTTGAAAAAGGTGATATGAAAGGTGATATGGGTAGAAAGCCAAAGGCATTAGCGTCTTTAGTTAGAAACACCGTAAACCAAATAGCACCATATCCAATTGGAATAGTAGCAACAAACCACACATACGCATCGCAAGACATGTTTGACCCTGATGATAAAATCAGTGGAGGACAAGGTTTTATATATGCGTCAAGTATTGTAGTAGCAATTAAAAAACTTAAACTCAAAGAAGATGAGGATGGTAATAAAGTTTCTACAGTACAAGGTATAAGAGCCGCTTGTAAAGTAGTGAAATCAAGATACAGTAAACCTTTTGAAGGTGTACAGATTAAGATTCCATACGAAACAGGAATGGACCCTTATAGTGGTATGTTAGAAATGCTAGAAACTAAAGGCATTGTTGCTAAAGTAGGAAATAAACTTTCTTATGTATCGCCTGTAACTGGAGAAGAAATCAAAGAGTTCAGAAAAGCATGGACTAATGAGAAACTTCAGGTAATTATAGATGAGTGGGAACAAAATCCTATTGCACAGAAAGAAGTAATAGAAGATGTGGACCCAGATGATCTTGAACCAAACGTAGAGGAATACGCAGATGAATCCTGAAGTAGCATTGTTACTAGAAACATGGGATAGCATTAAAGCATATATGCCCAAAAAAGAAAGACTCAACATTGCAGAAATATTAGTTAGAACATTCGATGATAACGTAGATGTTTCTGAAGTGGAACACCACATCATGGAGTTTGATGCAGTAATGAAGGCGGCTATTGTTAGTCACTTTGATTTACTTGAAGATGACGAAGAAGATGATGAAGATGAGGAATGGGGATAAATGGCAACTTGGTATAATGAAGTAGTTTCTGATTTAAGCAAAATGGTTGACGCCATTGCTTATTACGAAAACGAACTTAATGATGCCAAATACGAATGCAGAATAAAGGGGAGCCTGGAAAAAGCCAGTTCCTCCCTTCCCGGCACAACTGAGTTTCGCTTTAATCAATTACAAGAGATTGAGGCGATACTTGAACATTTAAATATAGAATTGCGTAAAGAACGATCAATAACTTTTCGTAAATTCTTAGAATCTTACAATAGGACACTTAGCAGTAGAGACGCTGAAAAGTTCGTAGATAGTGAACAAAGTGTTATAGACCTAACACACCTTACAAATCAGTTCTCCCTTTTGCGTAACAAGTACCTAGGTATTATGAAAGGACTAGACACAAAGCAATGGCAGATAGGACACATAACAAGACTGAGAACAGCAGGAATGGAAGACATAGTGATCGACTAACATTCTTTTACAGACTTAATAAGTGTGAAGAACGTGGCCGTAGGAACTTTGAAAATTTTACTGAAACCCTAACCTCAGATTTACAAGAGCATTGTAAACAAACTTCAAGAAGAGATAACATTTTTGTGTATTTTGAATATACACAAGAAGGCACTCTATGGGTAGTTAACGACAAATGGTTTGCAGATGCAATACATAATTTTGCAAAAAAATATAGCATACCATTACAAAATATTACTTTTCATGGCGGGTCCGCATCATTAGATAGGTCATATAATAAATGGCATTCGTTACACAGATCAAACGAAGATAAAATAAAACTAAGACATACTGATTTTGGTCTTTGGCTGTATGAAAAAAAT